CAATCTCCTGAAATTGATGACCAAATTTATAGAGATATTATTGAAGAATTAAATAGAAAGAGAATTAATGATTTATCTACATTAAATAGGTCTAAGATGAGGGAAATTCTTAAAAAGCTTAAATATAATAACCTATATGAACATATTCATTATATTATCAATAAATTATCTGGATTACCACCACCTAAAATAACTAGAGACATGGAAAAAATGTTTGTTAAAATGTTCTTACTCATTCAAGATCCTTGGATGAAACATAAACCAAATGATAGGAAAAATTTCTTATCATATTCTTTCGTTTTACATAAGTTCTGTGAATTGTTAGAACTAGATCATTTGTTAGATTGTTTCCCATTACATAAACAACTAGACATCTTGATGGAAAACGATGTTATTTGGAAAAAAATTTGTAATGATTTAAATTGGGATTTTATTTCATCTTTCAAATAAAAAAATCTAATTATGTATAATGAATCAAATTATACATAATATCTCTGTAATTCTAATCTTTTTTGGTGCAATTTTATTAACCTATAATTTAACAAAAAGTTATAATAAATGTACTATTGTAAAACAAAATGAGATGACCGATGGAAAACAATTATTAGATCAAGATAGACCTTCTCAAATTTATCAAACTATGTTTAGAGACAATGGTGTCTGGATGGGTTACGCGGATTTTGATGCTAGAAATAAAATAAACACAAATTTAATTTAAAGATTAATATTTATTAATCTTTAATGCCTGAAGTTGATTATTTACTAAAAGATCCAATTGTACCAGATAACCAAAAGTTTTGCTGTATGTCACTATGGTTAAGTGATGATAAGAAAACTGTTAAATATATTCGCGTAAGTGCTGCTTTTAAAACTATTGAAGAAGCACAAGAACAAGTTGCATTACTGGGAAATAACAGAGGTCATTTTAATTTTTGTACTGAAGTAGGAGCTTGGGTTGCTTTTGATCCTACTCCTAATCGAGGTAATTTGAACGACCAATTAAATTTGATAATGAAAAATTATTTGATTAATTTTCAAAGAAAGAATCTTGAATTTGAAAAGAGAAAATATAGTATGGTTGCTAAAAATATAAGAGAGAACTGTTTACTCAAAGAAGAACAATTAAATAGATTGAATGAAGAATTGAGAGAACTTACTAATGAAAAAGAAATTGAAAAGAAAAAAGAACAAATAAAAACATTTGAAGAATCAATTAAGTCTTATAATGATAAAATTAAAGAAAATGAAGACAAAGAAAAAGAATATGATGAAAAACTACAAAATATTGTACCAGATCTTCAGGTAATTCCCGAAGACAATACTGTTGAAAATCAAAACACTCCCTTTATTTTTGAAGGTACAGTTAAAAGAACTACAGAAAAAGTAGATGGACAAAATTGGTATTGTATTTCATTTTTGACAGAAGAAAACAAAACATTAGTAGGTATTAAAATTAGTGGTTGTTTTGATAAAGAATCTGATGCTAATGATCATTCTAAAGCATTAAGAGATATTAACGATAAATTTAGTTTGTTAGTAGGAGAATTATATAAATGGTGTCCTTTTAATCCTGATGCAGACTCTCAAGAAGCTGGTGAATCTGAATATTCTAACGATAAATTAAATGAAACTATGAAAGCCAAGAAGGAAAATGAAAAGAAGGCTCAAATGTTTCACGAATATAGAAAATATGAATTAATTAATAAAAATCTACAAGAGAGTTTGGTTAATAAAACAACTGAAAAGGAAGAACTAAAGAAGAATATGGAAAATGCAGAAAATAAATTATCTTACGAAAATAAATTATCAGAACTTGAGAAACAAATTGAAAAATTAATGGCCAAGAAGGCTGAAGTAACAGAGAAAGAAAAAGAACTTTCTGATAAAATTGGAATTGATAAGATGAAGGAACAATATGGTGCTGGTGCGAATACTAGTATTTAGTTTCTTATTTTTTCAACAACTAATTTAATATTATTTCTCTTTTTGGCCAATGCTAAGCCTGGGTCAAAAATAGGCAATCTTTTATTCCATTCCCTATCAAAGTGTTCTTTATGGTATCTTTTATATTTAGGAGAACCAACTGTAAAATCAGGCACATCTTTTGCTTTATACCAATATACTTTATCAGCTATATTTTTAGAATGTACACGGTTATCAATAACCATAACTCCATAATTTTCGGTGATTTCACCAAAAACTTGTTCAAAAACAGCTAAAGTTGGAAACATTCCAGCGTAGTGTTCATACAATCTTTTTCTATTGTTAGTAAAATCTTCTGCCAATAAAAAAATATAATCAAAGTTACTTCTTAATTCAGGTGGAATTCCCAAAGAGAATTGCATAGTTAAAATAAATGATATATGGTGGTGTCTTCCATTAAAAAATAATTCTAATATTTGAGGATCTTTTAACCAATCACCTTTACTAGACATACAATCATCCATAATTAACATTAAACTATCATCCTTTTGTTTTTTCCCTTCCTTTTTCCTTTTAGAATTATCCTCGTTTAATTTAGCTTGTCTTTGATAAATTTTAGATAAAATATCAGTATCAAAATTATCAAAAATATAACTATCAGGACAGAAATCACCATAAAATCTGTTTAGTTTTTCTGTTTTAGAAATTACAGTAACAGCTGGAATATTTCTTTTATGGTAAAGAATTTCACGAGTTAAATAAGATTTACCTGAGGCTCTTTTAGCAATCATAGCAATAGTGCAATGCTCTGCCATTTTGTGAATAGGAAATTTTTTTAATTGTAATCTAGATGCTCCAAAAGTAATATTTTTTGTATTGCCGCTCATTAATATAGGATATAAAAAAATTTATTTTCTTTTTTTATTTTTTACTTTTTTCTTCAAATAACTCTCTAGCTCGTAATTTTTTAAAAGATTAGCACACTTTATTGAATTAAGATAATTCTCACTAGTAATGTTATATTTACATATTAAGTCGATAATTTCTATACTATTTTTAACAACGGCATACATTAACGGGGATTGACCACGAGTATTTACCATATTAACATCTGCGCCATGAGATAATAATAATTCTATAATTTCTATAGGTTTTAATGTAATTGCATACATCAAGGGAGTACAATTATAATGATCTTGTTGATTAACATTTATATTATTTTTTAATAATTCTTCAATAATTTCATAAGAATGATTACCTGCACTAATAGCCCCCATTAATAAATTATGTCTCTGGTTATCAGTAGTATTAATATCAGCTCCTTTCTTATATAAATCATACGCTGGTTTAAAAAGGTTTAATTTAATTGCTAAATTCAATGCAGTGATACCATCTTTATTTTTATAATTAACATTAAAATCATATTTACATAAAATATCTAATGCATCAAGATGTTTCATTCTTATTGCATAAAAAATAGCAGTTTCTTTATCATTATCAATAATATTTAAATTTATTTTCTTTTTACACATTTCTTCTATAATTGCCAAATTACATTGTTTGCATTTATGAGGTGCATTCTCTGCATTACCAGCTAAAGCATAAATCATAGCTGACCTATTCTCAGTATCAACTAGGTCTAGATTAGTACCAGCTTCTATTAAAAACTTTGACCTAGGTAAATTATTATTAATAGCGTACATCATTAATAATGTTTTATTTTTATAATAAGTTCTATTGACTATTTTATTCCATAAAAAAGGATTATTATAAAACTCCTGATTTATTAAAATTATGGGAATAATGTCCCTGTAAAAGTCAGATGACAATAAGATTTCTATTACATTTTCTAACATAACTTTTATATATTCTGTAAAGGCATATATTTATCAATTTTTCTAAACAAGCCTGCTAAATAGATAATAAAACACATTATTTTTTAATTTTTTAATTACAAAATTTTCTATATTTTAAAAAGCATTTTCTAGAAAAGTTTTTAAGAATTCTCTCTCTCTCTCCGCTAAAAAGTGGATCCACTTAGTGGATACTATAAAAAATCATTTAAGAATATAAAATATACCTTATAATATACAATGGAAAAGTGGACAGAGC